CAGGCGAGGCGGGTCGGCCCCGTGCGGTAGACCTTCTTGAGCTCGTGCTCGGCCCTCTGGACCGGGGTCATCTTCGCGAGGGCCGCCTCGTCCTCCTCGGCGACCGGCGTGCCACCCGAGTCGGCGCGCTTCTCGACCGGGACGACCTTCAGCACGCCCTTCTGCTCGAGGCGCACGTTCGCGGTGGCGAGCTGCTTCGCGAGGTCGTCGCGCTCGGCGAGGACCTTCTTCAGCGCATCGCCGGCGGCGGCGGTCGCGCTCTCGGCGTCGCCGAGGCGCTTCTGCAGGTCGCCGGCGGCGGCCGCGGCCGCGACGTCGTCGTCCTTCTCGGTGCCGGCTGCGGTGTCGTCTTCCTGCGCGTACGCGAGGTCCTTCAAGTGCTGGTCGATCGCCTTCGCGGCGTCGTGGCACTTGCCGAGGACATCCTGCGTGGCCTTGGAGAACTTGGCGCCCTTCTTCGCGACGGCCTCGCCCTTGGCGCCGGCGAGGAACGCCTTCGCGAGGGTGGCGACGCGCTCGGTCTTCTTCAGCGCGCCCGGCTTCTCGGCCGCGGCGATGACGTCGACCACGACGGCGCCGGCGGGGAGCGTGGCGCAGAGCTCGGCGCACTCCTCCTGGACGAGCGCGACGAGGATGCTGCAGAGCTCGGTGCAGACGGCCTTAAGGCGGGCGGGAATCGCGCTCTTGTCGCCCTCGTAGTCGGCCTCCCACGCCGTGTCTGCGGCGAGGGTGGCGAGGTCCTGGCAGAGGCTCGCCGCCCAGCCGACCTGGTACATCCCCTTCTTCAGGTCGTCGGTGGCGGGCGCTGCAGCTGCAGGAGCGGGGACGGGAGGGACGACCGCGGCCGCCTTCGCGGCAGGGTCGGGGACGAGAGCGGGGGCAGCTGCAGGCGCGGTGGTGGTGGCCACCGGCGCCGCGGGGGCGGCGGGCGTCGCGGGCTTCAGATCCATGACGGGCTCCTGCTCGAGCTTCACGAGCGTGATCGACGCCTCGGGGTTGGCCGGGCGGTCGACGAGGCTGATCTCGGTGAGGTCGAGCTCCTCGATGATTGTCTTGTCGGTGGCGTTGCGCTTCGTGACCTTGCCGCCGATCGAGAAACCCTTGAGCACGCCGGCGAGGACCTTCTTCACCGAGCCGTCGTCGACGACCTTCGCGGCGAAGTAGGTCTTCCCGTCGTCGCGCACCTCGGCCGAGATCGCGGTGCCGGCGGCGATCGGCTGGTGCATCTCGCGAACGGCGCCCCACTTCAGGTAGTCGGGCAGCGCCTTTGCCATCCCGGACGCGCGAACGATCTCGCCGGCGGCGTCACGCGCCTCGGACGACGCGACACCCTCGACGTCGAGGGAGCCGTCCTCCTGCTGCGTGACCTTCGTGAAGGCTCCGTAGACCGCGACCTTGCTCACAGGGCGGGAGCATCCGGCGCCACGCGGACAGGGTTTCAGGCCGCCTCTTCCGCGTCGTCTTCCTTCAGCACCGGCAGCACGTCGCAGCGGCAGTTCGGGTGCGCGGGCGGCCCGTCGCCACCGTCGCCAGGGAACTCCTCGTCGAGCCCCACCACCTCACCGTCGAGCTCGTCGCACGCCTCGCAGCACCCGGCGCCCGTCTTCCACTCCTTGCCGGCGACGACGCCCGAGGCCTGCCAGCCCTCCAGGTTGCCGCGCACGTCGGCGAAGGCCGTCTCGGTGCGCGCGATGCGCTCGGCCCGCGCGTCGCTGAACCACTCGCTCTCCGCGATCTCATCGGCGAGGTCGCTGTTCGCGAGGCCCTGCTCGAGCGCGTTCGCGACGATGGCCCGCACGCGCTCGCGCGTCGTCTCGGAGACCCGAGTAACGAGCTCGGCCGAGTGCTCCTCGGCCCACGCGATCGCGCGCTTGTTCGCGAGCTCGAGCAGCTCCTCGACGCCGGCGCCGACCTGGTCGAGCGCCTCGGCCGCGCCGTCCTTCGCCACCGCCTCGAGGTGGGGCTGCAGCGACGTCCGGAGCGGCGTCCAGTCGGCCGAGTCGGCCGAGGACGTCACCGGGTGGTCGTCGTCCTCCTCGGCCTTCGCGAGCTTCGTGGCCGCCCCACGCGCGACCCGCGCCAGCTCGGCGCCGAGCTCGGCGAGGAACGCGGCGACGGCCTTCTGGATCTCGGCCTGTGCCTTCGCGACGGCGGGGCGGTCGCGGTCGATGAACGACAGGACCGCCACAGCGCTAGCTCGGGTCCTCGGTGAAGACCGCGTAGCCGTACCAGGTGGTCGCGCCGGCGGCGCCTGGGTGGCGCAGGGCGATCCCGTATCCCGGAGGCGCTGCGGGCTGACGGTACGTGAGGCCTTGGCCGCCCATCTCGAGGACGAGAGGGTTGAAGGCGCCGATCGCGCCCGGGACCCAGAGCGCGAAGTCTCCCGCGATCGACGCGTCCTGAGTGCCGAGCGCGGTCGGTGAGGCGCGGACGATGCCCGAGAAAAGTGGCGAGCCGCCGACCACGTTCGGAGTGGTGGAGTCGACCGGGTCAACGAGCTCTGGCACCACGACGCCGGCCGTGCCGGGCGTTTTCGTCCGCACGAGCGTCGCAATGACGAGCCCAGCCGTGCTCTGCATGCCGGGGTTGTAGATGGCTACGCGCTGAAGACGGACGGTCTTCGATCCGGCTTCGATCGCGAACAGGTCAGCCGGCACGGTCGGCGCGACGGCGCCGAAGTTCACCACGTAGCTCGCCCGGTCGGACGGCGCCTGGATGCAATACTGCGGCAGGCCAAACGTCGGGTTCGGATAGCCCATCACTTGCCTCTCATGACCTTCGGAACGAAGAGCTTCACCTTCGCGAGCTCGCCGGCGACGGCCTTCGCGAGCTTCGTGGCCTCGGCCGCCGGGTCGACCGATGGATCCTTCGGGGCCGGCTCGCCGTCGACGCCAGGGCCGTCAGGCATGAGCTGCGGCGGAGGTGGCGGCGTGAGCTCCTTGAGCTGCTCCGGCGTGGCGGGCTCCTTGCCGTACATCGCACGGGCCTCGTCGATCGTGATGACCGGCTTCTTCCCGACGAGGAGCGAGACCACCGTCGCCTTCGTCGTCGGGTCGGAGATCTCCTCATCCTCGTAGGCGAGCTCGAGGTCGGGCGCGGCGAAGCCCTTCGCGAGGACCTGGCCGATGAAGTCCGCCCACCAGTTCTTGAACGGCTCGAGGCCCTCTTCCTGCGCCGACTGGTGCGCCGTCTGCGCGGTGGCGCGGTTCATCTGCTTCGTGAGCGCCTGCGGGGAGAGGTTGAACGTATAGCAAATGATCCGGGCGAGCCACTCGTCGAACTCGTCCTTGAGCACGCCCTCCTTCATCAGGAAGGGCTTCACGCCGCCCGGCACGAAACGCCCGCGCCGGCGTTCCGCGGTGTTGCCGGAGAGGATCGAGTCCCACCACTCCTGGAACGTCCGGATGTGCTCCTGGCTCCAGGTCTCGGGCACGCCGAAGATGACGTCGGGCACGTTGCCGGCCGTGTAGTACTCGAGCTGCGAGAGCTGGCGGCGGAGCGCAACGTTCACCGTCATCACCACCTGCTCGACGGGGCTCATCCCGTAGATGCGGTGGCTGCGCAGGTTCCGCGGCAGGCGCACGAGTTCGAGCGCCGTGTACTGGCAGGCCGGCACGCCCTTCAGGACCTGCTCGTACGCCGGCGCCGGCGGCAGCGGCATGCGGCCGTCGCCGGCGAGCAGCGGCTTCAAGAGCGCGCCATCCATCACCTGCGGCACGAGGTAGCCGAGCGTCGACGGCGCGAGATAGACCGTCGGCGCGTCGATGACGAGCAGGTCCTCGAGGAGCATGCGCTGCCACTGGCTGTAGGTGTGCTCGAGGTCGGGGCTGCGGAGCTGCTCCTCGATCTTCCGCGCGCGATCGCCGCCGTCGCTCTTGTCGCGGCCGCGGATGTTCCAGTGCTGGCCCTCCATCTGATCCTTGCGGGTCTCGATGGCCAGGCGAAGAAGGTCGAACCCGCCGAGCACCGGGTCGGCGAGCGCGCGCAGGGTGGCATGGTCGATGCCGTTCTCGCCCTGCTCGCTGCGGGGCGCGTAGGCGGTATTGATGGCCGAGGCGAAGTCGAACTGGCGACCGCGGACCTCGGGTGGTGCGGCGGGCGGGGGCGGCTCGCCAGGACCGAACCAGGCGTCGCGCGCGCCGTTCACGGCGCCGCGGATGACGCCGGCAACGCGGTCGACGAGAGACGAATCGAGGGAGGTGGCCTTGCCGCCGCGGGGCGCCATTCCCCTCGGAGGCTAGGCGTGTGCGCGGACGGGGTTTCAGGCTACTTCGCGCTCGGAGGCGAAGCGGGGTCGTATGGGCCGAGCTCCTCCTCGACGTCCTCGAGCACGGTCTCCCAGGTGTCATCGACCTCGAGGCCACCGACCTCCACGGCTCGAAGACGCGCGCACAGCAGCCGCAGCCGCCGAAGCTCGGCGATGAGGACGAGCACGGCCTCCCCGAGATCGGGATCAGAGCCCTCGGCGCGCCGCTCCCACTCCTCCAACTGCTTCGGGTCGAGCGTCACGCGCTCACCACCCGCCGCACCCGGAAGCTGGTCTTCTCCGGCTCAAGCTCCGACCGCTCGGCGACGAGCTGCGCACCGGCGCTCCCGATCGCGACGAGCTCCTGGTCGGTGACGACGAGCTCGCCGCCCAGCTTCTCGATCGCGAGCGCGAGCACGGTCTGCGTCTTGCGCAGCAGGTCCTCTCGCTCCTCGATCTGGCGGACGACGGCGGCCCCAACGGTCTCGCGGCGAAGGCTGCTCATGCGCGCAACCTACCTCGCGGGTGCGACCTTGGCAGCTTTCGCGCTAGCAGCCTCCGCTTGCATGAAGTCGAACAGTCCCAGGCCGGTGTTCTTGAAGATCGGTTCGAGCCCGTACCGGGCGCCGTCCCAGCAGTGGTTGTGCTTGTCGACCAGGTCGGGCAGCACGTCGCCCGAGAGCTTGTCGACCTTGAACGACCACAGCCGCGCTTCCTCGGCCGTGTGCGGGCAGCGCGGGTGGATGACGATCCGCTCATAGCTGCGTAGGTGCTCGACGCCGTCCTCGACACTGCCCGGCCCCTTCACCGCGCCGACGAGCTGCGGGTAGCCGTGCCGCTGCATGTACGAGATCGTCTCGGGGCGCGCCGAGTCCGCGCGGATGACGTGCTTGCGCGCCCCTGGCACCTTGTCGAAGAGCGCGGGCGTGTGGTCCACCTCGACGCCGACGCCCCACGCCTCGTGCTCGACGTAGAGCACGCTTGGCCGGATTACCTTCTCGTCCTTCTCCTCGCGGAGCTGCACCCAGAGGCGCACGAGCGCCGTCGGGTCCGCCGCGAAGCCCCAATCTGCGCCGTAGTACGGGCCGTGCCACCACGGCTGCGGCTCGAACGACTCGACCGACCAGCGACCGCGGAGCACGGCCGCGTTGCTGTTCTTGCGGCAGCCGCCGCCCCACACGTGCGCCGCGGCCTCGGCGTCGACGGCGTACAGGTAGTCCTTCTCCGCGCGGAGCTCGGCGGGGAACCACGAGTTGTCGCGCCAGGAGATCTCGCGCACCACCGCGCCAGGCGGCGGCTTCACCACGAACCGCTGGTAGGTCGGGTCGCTCTCCTCGCTCGGGTTGAAGCTCACCCAGATCTCGCTGCCGGGCTTGCGGATCGTGGGGATGAGCACGTCCCACGACTCCTTCGAGACCTTCTCCGCCTCCTCCACCCAGCAAATATCGATGCCCTCCATCGACTTGATCTTCGTGATGTTCGAGCGGATGCCGCTGAAGACGAACTCGCTCCCGTTCGCACCGCGGATCGCCGCCTGCTGCACCTGGTAGAAACCTGCGAGGCCGAGCGGCTCGATCTGCTCCGAGAGCAGTTTGTGCACCGAGTCCTGGATCGAGACCTGGAGCTCGCGCGCGCACAGCACGCGGAGCTGGCGCTGCGCCGCGAGGATGAGGAGCGCCCGCGCGAAGCCCCAGCTCTTCGCTCCGCCGCGGCCGCCGTGCGCGACCTTGTAGCGCGCCGGCTTGAAGAGGAAGCGGAGCTTCGACGGGAACTCAGCCCGCGTCGCGCTCGGGCTCGCCGTCGACAAAGGCCACCTCGATCCGGCTCTCGACCGGAGCGCCGCCTGGGCCGCTGACCTCGACCGGCTGCATCGCCTTCCCGCACGCGCGATCGAGCAGCGCCTCGGCCGCGAGCCGGCGCTCCTTCACTGGCGGGATCAGCATCTTCACGTCCTCGACGCAGCCCGGCAAGATGGTCGACTCGACCTTCCCGTTCATGAGGTCGGCCAGGAACTGCAGCGCCTTCTCGCCGCGCTTGCCGATGAGCTTCTGCGCCGCGCGCGCGACACCCGGCGTCCTGCCCTTCGGGTTGCCGCTCTGCCCCGGCTTGAAGCGGTGCTCGACCGGCGGCCGGCCCGGCCCGACGTCGCTCCCTGCTTCGTCCCTGCTCTCGGGCTCCACGCCTACACCGTCTCAGGAGGCGCGGACCGGGTTTCTCTTCGCGACGAGGACGACGTTGTGCCCGTCGCGCCGCTCCAGCTTCACCGGGCCTTGGCAGTCCCGACAGCGCGTCTCCCGGACTGCCTTCCAAAACCTGTTCCACGCTCGGTGGTAGGCGAGGTCGTTCTCCGCGTCGCAGTCGCGAATAGCGTCCATCGCGGCGACGAGCCGCTCTTTCGGCGTGAGCTCCTCGCGCAACGCTGTCGTGTGGCCGTGACGCTGGAACTGCTTCGCGTGGCCGGCGCAGAAACGCCCCCAGCGGTCCACCGGCTCCTCGCACCCAACGGCCTCGCAGTAGCCCACGCGTCCCGTACCTGTGCACCTACATGGGTGGGATATCTACCTCCTTTGTGTGCCTTGCTCGGCCGGTTACTCAACGGGGCTACGCAACCCCGTCCGCGTCCGGCGGGACGCTGCCGGAATGGCCACCGA